TCACCAACTCTGGCAGCATCATTAGATTGCAATGGGTTTGAAATCACTGACACCATGGGCGGAATCGTTGCATTTTCTGTCCCGATTGACGCCGGACTTAATAGCTGTTCGGCTACTGACTACATCCACAACGGCTTGCCGACACGAGACCGTCTTTTGTATTGGAATTCATCCGACACTCTAACACCTTCAGGGATTGACCCCGACACATTGCACGATGTGACATTCAACGCACAGGTCGGGACAGCATACACCGCGGTCCTAACTGATAATAATAAGGCCGTCACGATGTCAAACGCAGCGGGCAACGTGCTGACCGTTCCGCCCAATTCGGCTGTCGCGTTTCTTGTTGGTTCACAGATTACCGTGATTCAAAAGGGCGCAGGCGAATCTAGCATCGCAGCAGGCGTAGGTGTCACGATTAATTCTGAAGCGGGTGAGCTAAAACTGAATGCGCAGTTCGCCGCTGCGACTCTGATCAAAGAAGCAACGGACACTTGGTATCTAATCGGATCACTCAAAGCATGAACAATCTAGCAAGACACGGGGTGATCGCATCTAGCCGGGGAAGCGGAAGCACGCTGAAGGATGGTCTAATATCCTATTGGGCTCTTGACGAGGCGAGCGGAACGCGGGCGGATTCGCACACAGCAAACTCATTTGACCTGACCGATGTAAACACAGTATTAAGCGGAACGGGAGCGGTTTACGCGACTTGCGCTGACATGGAGAGAACGAACAGCGAGGGATTGACTCACGCTGACAATGATGCGTTCTCACCTTCATCTTTAACTATAACAGCTTGGGTGAAATTTGAATCATTTCCAGGAGGGGCCAATATAACATCCATATTCTCAAAAGACGATTACGCCTTAACTGCTACAAGGGAGTGGAATCTGTATTATTCTGACAGCGACAACAAATTGAAGTTTATAGTGTTTTACGGAAGCTCATTTTTTTCCGCTGATACAGCAGCAAACTCGTTATCACTTGCTACTTGGTATTTTCTAGTGGCGCGACACGATCAAGGCACCGGTGTGAATTTGAGCATAGACAACGGGACGCCCATCACTAGCGCTGGAAACCACACGATGAACAGTAGCACAGCGCCACTAGCTGTTGGGGGAATCCACAACGGCGGCGTCCTCGCTCCAGCGTTTGGATTCGATGGTTTGATAGGGCCAGTGTCGATGTATAATCGTTCGATTACCGACTCTGAAGTCACTTTGCTTCACAACTCGGGAACCGGGCTGAAATACTCTGAATTATGAGCGCAATCACTGACAGCATAGACGCCGGCATTGAATCAAAATGGCGTACGATCATTACAGCGGTTCAAGATAACTACTTGGCGCAAAATGGAATTTACGCTCAAACGCTTTGGAGCCATGTAGCCGCGCCCGAAGATGGCGTTGCAGTCCTTCCTGACAATCTCGCATTCCACCCATCTGACCAATCCGAGGGGTGGAATGATTTAGTGAACATTTCTGCAGAGCTTCTAAAATCGCGAGCTCGCGTTGATACATACAACAGTCCGGTTGGCAAGGGATTCGTCCTTGTGCTCCAAGTCTGCGACGCTGGAATACTAATGCAACGCGCAATCAATTTCGGACCGCTCACAGATCGCAATCAAGTGTGGGCAGAAGTCAATGAAAACGCGCTAATCATTTAATGATTCTTCATCTCGGATAAATACAGAATATGGCAACACCAACAACACGACAGACACTAATTGACTACTGCCTCAGAAGTCTGGGTGAACCCGTCCTTGAGGTTAATGTTGATGACGACCAGCTCGATGACCGAGTAGACGAAGCGATTCAGTATTACCAGGAGTATCATTCCGACGCGGTGGTTAGAAAGTTCTACAAACATGTAGTGACTACCACTGACATCACCAATGAATACCTCACTTTGCCAGAATCTTTGCTATTCGTCAATCGCGTATTCTCTCTGCACCAGACGGGGAGTGCTGCCGGCGAATTCTCTGTAGAATATCAGATGCACCTCAATGGCCTAGGCGCAAGAGGTGCGTCGATGGATATCGTCTCTTATAGCATGCAGAAGGATTACATGGCTCTGCTTAATCTTAAAATCAATGGAATGACTGAGCCGGTTGTCTATAGTCGCCACAAGGACCGCCTTGCACTGATGATAAATTGGAGCAAAGATGTTACTGCCGGCAACTACATTATCGTGGAGGGCTATGAAACTATTGACCCTGATACGTACACCGACGTCTACAACGACAGATTCCTGAAGAGCTATCTCACGGCGCTCATCAAGAAACAGTGGGGACTGAATCTTCTGAAGTTCGAGGGTATCCAATTGCCTGGTGGTGTTACGCTGAATGGCAGACAAATTTACGACGATGCTATCACCGACATCGAGAAACTAGAAGAAGAGATGGCCCTGAGACATGAAACCCCGCCCGACTTTGCGATCGGCTGAGCAAAAACTTAAATGCCCAGAAACGAATATATTTCCCTCGGAACACAGCGAGAGCAAGCGACAGTTGAAAACTTGCTCATCGAAGCCCTGCGCATATACTCCATTGAATGCTACTACCTTCCCAGGGGAATCATCAATCGTGATTTTCTTCTGAATGAAGTCATTGAAAGCAAATTTGATGATGCCTTTAAGGTTGAAATGTATCTGCAGGATGTGGAGGCTTATGGCGGTGACGGGCAATTCCTGGGTAAGTTTGGATTGGAGATCAGAGATCAATTGAATCTCGTGGTCGCGCGTAAGCGCTGGGATCAGCTTGTCGGTAACTTTAATGTGAATGGCCGAGTGCGTCCAGGCGAAGGTGACCTGATTTATGTGCCGATGGTGAAAGGTCTCTTTGAGATTAGCTTCGTGAAAGGTGACTCGCCGTTCTATCAGCTGGGCAATTTGCCTCTCTACACGATGACGTGCGAGCTCTTTGAATACTCGAATGAGCGCCTGGATACTAACATCGCAGAGATCGATCAGGTTGAGGATCTTGAAGCTACACGTATAATCCTTACGATCGGCGCAAGTGCTATTACATATAGAGTTGGCGAAACGGTTTCGCAGGTGCTAGATTCTGACACAACAGTCAGCGGTCAAATTGCTTCAGTGACAGCAACCACCCTCGTCGTTACACAAACCCGAGCAACTGATTCCGATCTGTTCTGGCAAGTTACCGCGGGCGGGTATGGCAATGCTATTGGAGCCATTAGCGGAATTACTTCGCCGATCACTGCTGTCGATGACATCGTCTTTGACCAGGATCCGCTTGCTCAGAACGACGGTTTCGAGAGTGACGGCAATTCGTGGATCGATTTTTCGGTGGATAACCCGTTCGGCAGCGCGAATTCCTTTGGAGAATAAACTATGCTCGGCAACTTTTTTTATCACAAGACAATAAAACGGACGATAGCCGCCTTCGGTACTCTGTTCAATAACCTCATCGTGCGCCGTGAGACGGCTGCGGGGGCGGTGCTTTCGCAGACACGGGTTCCGTTCTCTTATGCTCCAAGGCAAAAGTTCCTGGCACGTCTTGATGAGATCACGAAGACGGAAGAGCAGAGGGTAGCAATCAAGCTGCCGCGGATGTCCTTCGAGATTACAGGTATCGCCTTTGATACCAACAGTGCTTTGAATAGGATGAACAAGCGGAAACTCGTCGTTGGCGATACTTCTGCCACTAGAGTATTTCAGAGCGTCCCCTATGACATCAACATCACGCTGAGCATTGTGGCTAAAAACCAGGATGATGCCCTACAGATTGTTGAGCAAATCCTCCCGACGTTCGCTCCTGAGTATACGCTTTCCCTGAAAGATCTTGAGGGCGCGGGATCTCGCACCGACGTTCCTGTTATCCTCACTGATATCACGCCCGAGATAACCTATGAAGGTGACTTTGCATCTCGTGGGATTGTAATTTGGACTCTCTCATTCACGGTCAAGACACGTTTCACTGGAGAAACACAGACACAGGGTGTTATCACTGACGTCGATGTTGACTTTATGAACTTCGCTAATCGTGATGAGTTCTTCAGTGAAATCTCTATCGTGCCCGACTCGGCTGACGAGGCGGTGATAACATTCAACAGCACGAATGATGAGGACTCCTAATGATCAAGAGCAATCTAAATCAGACCGGTGTAATTACGACAGCTGGACTTGACCCCACAAACCGCATCAGCGGAAGCCTTTCTCCAACAGGCATTATCCTCTCCACTATCCAAATCGTAGTCTTTGATCCCGTTATCGTATTGGTCGGCGTTGCTTTCTACTTGAGCTCCGGCGTGAATCTTACTCTCTCGAGCGGCACCGCGCTAAGTACATCCAGCGAAGCATGAAAAAGAAAACTCAAGAAGAAATCGCTGAAAGTCTTGCTAGGCATATGCCAGTCGTCCCTGTCAAGAAGACGGATCTGCCGGATAGCTTCGTTCAGGATACAGAAGAGGATTACGACTTCTCTCGCCTCGCGCTGAAAGGATTGATTGAACAGTCCAATAATGATATCGATGCAATGCGAGGAGTTGCTTCTGAGATGGAACACCCACGCGCCTACGAGGTATTGTCTGGGATGATGAAGCATCGATCGGAAATGATACGCGATTTGATGAAACTTCAGGAGAGCCGCCAGGCACTTCACGACAATTCCGTGCCGGGCGAGTCAGCTATCATCAATGGGGATCAGATTAATCAGGCGGTGTTCGTAGGATCTACTGCAGAACTTCAACGATTTCTGGCGGATAAGAAGAAAGCCGAGGCGATCGTCGTCGATGTAGAGGAGCCTTAAATAGAATTGTCGGTCACGGAACAGCAATTCCCACCGACACTAGCATTAACCATTTAAAGAAAGTCTGCCAGCATGAATATTTATCAGCGTCTTCACGACAACCTCGTCAACTCCCACCGTAACCTTAAAGAATCCTGGAAACCTGGGTCTCTTCTGGAAAGGCATAGGATCGTGCCTGCTCACCAAGGCGGAACCTATGATGATGACAATTGCACCTACCTCACCCGTCCAGAACACGTTGCTGTGCATTGGCTCCTTTGGAAGATTCATGGTCATAGCGGTGACAAAAATGCTTGGACGATGATGAAAGGGGTCAAGAATTATCCCTCACATCTCGGTTGCAAACATTCTGACGAAACTCGGGCAAAAATATCTAAGGCCGCAGCGGCAAGGAAACGAAAACCACACTCTCCTGAGGCTCAGGCAAACATGTCTGCGGCAGCAACGCGAAGAAAGAAACGAAAACCGTTTTCTGCCGAGGCTCGAGCAAACATGTCTGCATCGAAGATGGGACATAAACACTCTCCTGAGACTCGAGCAAAAATATCTGCGGCTCAGCAAAACATTTCTCCTGAGATTCGAGCAAAAATATCTGCTGCGAAGACGGGACAGAAACACTCCGCTGAGACTCGAGCAAAAATATCTGCGACTCTGCGCCGGATAAATAGTAAATAGAATGCGAGCCGTAAACTATTACAATGGAAATCCTCAAATTAAGCGGGATGGCGTCCAGCAGGTTTTTACCGAGTACGAGTTATCCGAGTACATAAAATGTACCGAGGATCCCATATATTTTGTCGAGCATTACATGCGTATCATCAACCTGGATAAGGGCCTGGTGAAATTCAAACCCTATCACTATCAGCGAAAACTCTTCGCGCACTTCAATGAAAATCGTTTCAATGTAGTTCTTGCCTGTCGTCAGAGCGGGAAATCCATCTCTTCTGTGGGCTACATTCTCTGGTATGCGCTATTCCATTCAGAGAAGAAGATTGCTGTCTTGGCGAATAAGGGTGCAATCGCCCGTGAGATGCTTTCGCGTATCACCTTGTCCCTGGAGAATATTCCATTCTTTCTGCAGCCTGGTTGTACCACGCTGAATAAGGGTAACATCATATTCTCCAACAACTCTGAGATTCTTGCCGCATCCACCACGAGTAACTCAATTCGTGGGCTATCATGTGTTTCTGGCGATACTAAAATTTGTGTAGAAGACAACGATGACGGAATCTACTACGGTTCAATCGACAATCTTAGAAAGTGTAAAGTCGTCTAGGTATAAATAGATTCATGGAGACACAATTTCTAATCTATCGCACGACTAATTTAGTAAACGGGAAGTTCTACGTAGGATTTCATAGCACCAAACATCTTGATGATGGCTACCTCGGATCGGGTAAATTGATCAAACGAGCCATCGAGAAATATGGACCGGAAAATTTCGAGAGAGAGATCCTCGCCGTTTTTGATAATAAAGAAGATGCCGAAAAGGAAGAAGCCAGGATCGTCAATGAAGATTTTGTAACTGACTCAGCCAATTACAATATTGCGACAGGTGGTAATGTGCGAATCATGCCTGGCGTGAACAATCCCTTTTATGGTAAGAAACACACAGACGAAGCAAAACGAAGGATATCGGAAGCAGCAACTGGCCGCTCGAAACCAGATCATTTGTGTGTCAGTGTCTTCATCGGGTTGGAAGTAGTCCATACATGGAAGAAGATAGCCGAGAAACTAAGCATAACCTCTACTAATTTCCGAGGCCAGATCATGCAGTTGGCCGCTGACCCTGAGAGCGACGTCTGGTTCGTAGATGAACTTCATCAAGAAGCAGCAGAGAAACATTGCATTCGCAGCTTAGTGAACGGCGCCGGCTCAAAGCGCGGTGTAAAAAAGACGCCAGAGCATTGCGCCAACATCAGTAAAGGATTAACTGGTCTTAAGAAAAGCCACGAGCATGTCGATAGGATTAACAGAAATCCTGAAAAAATAGCAAAAACAGCAGAAAAACTTCGCGGCCAAAAAAGATCGATCGAGAGCCGAAAGAAAATGTCGCTAGCAAAAGCAAACTATACTCCCACAAATAAAGGCAAGAAATATTTCAAGAACCCAAATAACACCGGTGAAAAGGGATATTTTGCAGTCGGCGAACAACCTGATGGCTGGGTGAACAGAGTCAAACTGTGAAAGTTTTAACGAAAAACGGTTTCAAGACCTTTGATCATATAGCCGATCAGGGTGTATCTACAAAGCTACTAAAAATCGACTTTGGCGATGAATCCCCAATAAAGTGCACGCACGACCACGAGTTTATGCTTGATGATGACATGTCTATGCCTGCGTGTTTTCTTGAGATAGGAGAAACGCTGTCGGGCAAAATCATCATCGGAATTGAAGAGGTTGAAAACGAGCGAGTATATGATGCGATCAATGTCGCTGGAGGGAATCATTATCTCACGAATGGTGTTTCGTCTCACAATTGCAATCTTATCTTCCTTGATGAGTTCGCTTTCATCGAAAAGGCTGCCGACTTCTATACATCTACGTATCCTGTAATTTCATCTGGTGACGACACGAAAGTTATCATCACCTCTACAGCGAATGGCATAGGTAATATGTTCTACAACCTATATGAAGGTGCTATCAAAGGCACTAATATGTTCAAGCACTTCCGTATCGATTGGTGGGATGTCCCTGGCAGAGATGAGGCGTGGAAGAAGATGACCATTCAGAATACGTCTGAATTGCAGTTCGCCCAGGAATATGGTAATGACTTCCAAGGTTCGTCGGATTCCCTGATCAATTCGAGCAAGCTTCTGGAGTTGGTTTCTAGAGAGCCAATCCGGCAACACGAGAACATGCGCTTTTACACCGATCCCATAGAAGAGCACCAGTATGTGGCTGCGGTAGATGTCTCGCGTGGGCGCGGGCAGGATTACTCTACAGTCACAGTTATTGACGTATCGTCTCGGCCTTTCGAGCAGGTGGCCACATATCGTAGCAATCTTGTCTCACCTCTTATTTTGCCTGATACGATAGTGAGTATGTGTACGGCGTACAATGATGCTGTCCTCCTGATCGAAAGTAATGATGCAGGCCAGGTCGTCTGCAACGCAGTCTACTATGATCACGAGTATGAGAATACCTTCGTAGAATCGTCCATCAAGAGGGGTGGAATCGGTGTTACAATGACGAAGAAGACCAAGAGAATCGGGTGTTCTAACATGAAAGACCTGATTGAGATGAATAAATTGCTGGTCTATGATAAGGATACCATCGCCGAATTGGGTACCTTCGGTGTTCATGGGTCTTCATATGCTGCCTTGGGTAGTGACCATGATGATATGGTCATGAACCTTGTCCTCTTTTCCTGGTTCGTTTCCTCAGACGCGTTCGGTGAAATCGTGGATGATGAGAATATGAATCTACGTGATCTGATTTTTGCAGAGAGGGAAGACGAAGACCTTGTCCCGGCGGGATTCTTTGACAACCCGCTCGGAGCGGGGAATGAATACCAGGAGATGGCTACTAATATGCAGGCTTGGAATGATCTGTAAGGCGAAAGAACCCCAAACGATAAATAGTCCATAGTGAGCGGTCACCCTTATCATGCAACCATATAACCAAATGAAAGGACAAAAATGTCATTTTTAGTTTCAGCTGGCGTTCAGACAAATGAAGTCGATCGCACAAATATCATCCCGGCAACGTCCACCTCTATTGGTGCATATGCTGGACAGTTCAGAAAGGGTCCCGTCGGAGAGGCGGTTCTAATTTCTTCTGAAAAAGAATTGGCCACACGATTCGGTGCTCCAACGAACCCCAACGCAGACGATGCCGCATCGTTTTTTACTGCTGCTTCCTTTCTGCGATATGGTAATGCGCTCTGGGTTTCCCGAGCGTCAACCGGAGGATTGAACGCCGATTCGGGCGCTGCTGGCGGCGACGCAGCGATTGAGATTAAGAACGATGACGATTTCATTACTAAGAATGATGATTCGACTGCTCTTACGACCGCAGCAGTCTATGCTCGTACAGCTGGTGCTTTTGGTAACAGTATTAGGGTAGAATTCGCTCACGCCGATGTGCCCTTTGAAGACGGCAACGCTGGCAATCTATTCACAAACCTACCTGGAACTTCTACTTTCGCTGACCTTCGTGGCATTAAGAATGATGAGTTGAATGTCTTCGTGGTCGATAAAGACGGTGAAATCACTGGCACACCAGACACTGTACTAGAAACATTCGCCGGCGTTTCGGTTTTGTCTGACGCAAAGGCGGATGATGGTTCTAACAACTATGTGGTTGACGTTATCTTTGCGCGCTCTGAGTACATTTACTTGTCAGAGGACGGCATGCAAGACGCGTTCGGCGGCGCCGATAGCAGCCAAGCCGAAAGCGACTCTGTCAATGTTTTTGGCCAACCGTCATCGGACTTCGCGGCGACACCAGATGTGCCATTTGTTATCACGGTTGATGGCGGCGATGCTGCAGAACTTGCGCTTCTCCAATTCGATCTGACTGAAGGTGCGGATGGTGATGGTGCTGCAACTGGTGGTCAGGTCGAAACCGCGCTTGAGGAATTCGACGATCCCGAAAAGATCGAAATTAACCTGCTCTTCGCCCAGGGTTCACTAGTCGAAGACGAGCACCTGACGATCACAAACAAACTCGCCAGCATCGCGAGTACTAGAAAAGATCTGGTAGCATTCATCTCACCACGCACCACATTGAGTAACGTCGACGACGTCAAGGGCTTCTATCAAGGTATTGGTTCTAACAGTTACGTTGTATTCGATTCGGGCGCAGGTTATACCTTCAACAAGTATGCCGATCAATACCTCTGGATTCCACTCTGTGGTCATATCGCAGGTCTTTGCGCAAGAACTGATGAGACGAACGACGCATGGTTCTCACCTGCAGGTTTCAATCGCGGACAGCTCAATGGAATCACGAAACTCAAGATTAATCCAAGCCAGACTAACAGAGATCTTCTCTACAAGGCTCGTATCAATCCAGTCGTGGCCTTTCCAGGTCAGGGAATTGTTCTCTATGGTGACAAGACGGCTCAGACGAAAGCTTCGGCATTTGACCGAATCAATGTTCGCCGTCTTTTCGTTACTCTCGAGAAGGCAATCTCTACAGCATCAAAGTATCAGCTATTCGAATTCAACGACGAATTCACTCGGGCTATGTTTAAGAACATGGTTGAACCGTTCCTGAGAGACGTCAAAGGCCGTCGTGGTATTACCGACTTCGAGGTTGTCTGTGACACCACAAACAACACTGGTCAGGTGATTGATACTAACCGTTTTATTGCTGACATCTATATTCAGCCGGCCAGAAGTATCAATTACATTACTCTGAATTTCATTGCTACCCGCACGGGAGTCGAATTCTCGGAGATCGTCGGACGAGCCTAAACCCCTGATAAATAGAATCAATAGAAAGAAAAAGATATGAGTATTGACGACTTTAAAGCAAAATTAGCAGGTGGTGGTGCGAGACCAAATCTGTTCAAGGTGACATGTAACTTCCCATCCTTTGCGCAGGGCGATGCAGAACTAGCATCGTTCATGATCAAGGGCGCATCTATTCCGTCAGGTACGGTAGGTGTTATTGAAGTGCCGTTCCGTGGACGCAAATTAAAGATCGCGGGCGACCGCACCTTTGAACCTCTATCCCTCACGATAACAAATGACACAGGCTTCGTCCTACGTAATGCTTTCGAAAGATGGCAGAATGCGATCCAGGATCATGAGCTGAACGCCGGTGCTTTGGTTCCAGGCGATTATCAGATGGACATGAGTGTAGAGCAGCTCGGAAAAGACGACATCGTCTTGAAGAAATACAATTTCAGAGGTTGCTGGCCAAGCAGTGTCTCTACGATTGAATTGAGCTTCGAGACGAATGACGCACTTGAAGAGTACACCGTAGAGATGCAGTTCAATTACTGGGATGCCGATGGTGTTACTTCCTAAGTGATAAATATTTGATATGAAGATATTCGGGTTTGAAATCACAAAGGCACTGAATGCCAAAGCTCAGGAAGCTAAGAAACTTCCTGAGCTCGTCGCCGATCTTAGAGACGATGCAGTAACAGTTAGTGGTGGTCATTATGGTCATTACCTTGATACTGGTAATGACAGTATCACTAACCAAAACGCTCTGGTGCTCAAGTATCGCGAGGTCGCAATGCATCCCGAGATTGACAATGCTATCAATGATATTGTTGATCAGTCTATCATAAGCTCAGAGCAAAGAGGCGTAGTTGCGCTACGTCTTGACAGCGTTGATCAGCCGGATAAGGTAAAGGAAGAAATGCTTGAGGAGTTTGATCATGTGATCAGGCTCATGAAATTCAACAACAAGGGTACCGATATATTTCGGGACTGGTACGTTGATGGTCGTCTCTTCTTTCACATGATGATTGACCTAGAAAAGCCTAAATCGGGTATTCAAGAACTAAGGCAAATCGATCCCGTTAATATCAAGAAGGCTAAAGAAGTCATCAGCAAGATTGACAAGAGATCAGGCATTCAGTTCGATGAGATTCAGAAAACGTTCTACCTTCTTTCACAAGAAGGCGATGCGGCTACCAATGCTATGAGGGTTGATGAGAACATGATTGCTCATGCTCCTTCAGGCCTATACGATGAGACTGGTAGAAAGACCATTTCGTATCTCCATAAGGCACTTAAGTCAAGCAACCAGCTCAGAATGCTTGAAGATGCCCTGGTGATCTATCGTCTTGCTCGTGCTCCTGAGAGACGTATCTTCTATATCGATGTGGGTAACATGGCTAAAGGTAAGGCCGAGGAATATGTCCAGGGGCTCATGAACAAGTACCGAAATAAGCTCGTCTATGATGTTACCACGGGTGATATCCGAGATGATCGGCGTTCTATGTCGATGCTCGAAGACTTCTGGCTTCCCAGAAAAGAAGGCGGTAAGGGCACAGAAATTACTACATTGCCGGCCGGTGAAAACCTTGGTCAGATCGATGATGTTATCTTCTTTCAGAGAAAACTTTACAAGTCACTAAATATTCCAATCGGCCGACTCGAACCTGAAAATGCTTTCAGTATCGGTAGGGCTACGGAGATCAATCGTGATGAAGTGAAGTTCCAGAAGTTCATCGACAAGTTGCGCCGAAAGTTCTCGAAGATCTTCTTTGATATTCTTGAGGTCCAATGTGTTCTGAAGGGTGTTCTCACGAAAAACGATTGGGAAGAAATTAGTGAGGATCTTTCCATTGACTTCCTGGAGGATAACTACTTCTCGGAGCTCAAAGAATTCGAAATTCTCCGTGAAAGACTTGAAGTACTAGATCAGCTCGAGACACACATTGGTGTCCATTACTCTAACGAGTGGGTCAGAAAGAATGTCCTCAGATTAACTGACGAGGAGATTGAAGAGCAAAAGAAACAGATTGCCGCGGAAAAAGAATCCGGTGAGATCGAAGATGAAGGCGATGTCTAAGAACGTCTTCGTATAAATACAATAAGAACACAATATGTCAACAATAAAAGAACTACTCGGAACGGTTGCCGCGGACTCTTCAGTCCAGAATGCAGAATCTCATGCGACATTTGAAGCTATCATGTGTGATAAGCTTAATGCTGCTCTGGATACGCGTAAGATGGCGGTCGCCGGCAAGACGTTTAATGCCGGGGGTTCGATTGTCACGGAAGCCGCCGGAGACAAGGTTACTATCGACGTTGACCTTGCAGATCCAGGAGACCCCAGTGCAAAGAAGGCCTTTAAGAAATATAAGATCACTGCAAAGGTCAAGGGTGATACCGCTCTGCTCACAGGAAAGAAAGCAGACCTGCTGAAGTTCCTCAAGAGTGATGAGTACGGTATGGATGCAGGCGAAATTGGTGAGCTATTCCCTGAGCTTAAGGAAGAGACGATCATCGAAGACGATCAAAAGGAATCTTAAATAAGTCATGCAACTAATTACAGAATACCTAGATAACACTCTCGAATACATTACTGAGGCCGGCGCGGGTGGCAAGAAGAATGTATTCATCGAAGGTGTATTCATGCAAGCGGGTGTAGAGAATCGCAATCGCCGAATTTACAGTGAGAGTGTTCTGCATTCCGCTGTCGACAAATACATCACCGAGCAGGTGCAAACTAATCGTGCCGTGGGTGAATTGAATCATCCCGCCACGCCATCGATCAATTTGGATAAGGTGTCTCACCGAATTACCGAATTGCGATGGGAAGGTAACGATGTGATCGGTAAGGCTCTTGTATTAGACACGCCGATGGGAAAGATCGTAAAGAATCTCATCGAGGGCGGAGTCAAATTGGGCGTATCGAGTCGTGGCATGGGGAGCGTGAGTCGCAATGGTGCAACGAGCCACGTTGATAGTGGTTTCCTCCTTAGCACGGTTGATATTGTGCAGGATCCCTCAGCTCCGAGTGCATTCGTGAATGGCATCATGGAAGGTGTCGAATTTTACCCGAATGGGAAAGGCGGATTCTCTCAGAAGAAGAGTGATCCCATCGCAGAGATGAAAGCATTCGAACAATTTTTGAAGACACTCTAATATGAAAAGACTAATAGACGAAATCCGATCGAACCAAAGCGAAGCGCAACTAAATGAAGCGGCCTTCGAGAAATGGGTAGATGCTTTAGGAGCACTTATCAATAAAGCATCGAATACGCCTGAACACGGCAAGGCGTCACAAGCTCTTGAAGATTGGGGAAATAAGTACCCGAGAGATTTTAAGAAATTCGATAATGCCCCTGGCTTATTCGGAGAAATAGCTATCGCGATAGTAGAAGGTCTTGATGCGCGTGTCGGCGACGACGAAGAATACGACTAAAAGAATTTAATATATTATGGGCACCGCGGATTATGATGGGTTATGTGATGAACGAAATGAGACTGAGATGAAGAAGAGTAAGCTCTTTGGCTATTTCCTCTCCAAACTCTTATCGAAAGATTAGCAATGAAAAGAAAAAGTAAAGAACAGATTGCAGAAGAGCTTGAAGCAGCGAAAGCAGCCGAAGCAGCCGAGGCACGAGTTGCCCTCCGAGAAGCGAAGAAAACCGTTAAGGAAGAAGAGGACGAAGAAGAGGACGAAGAGGAAGTCACTGAAGAAGAGGATGAGGACGAAGAGGAAGAAGTGAAAGAATCAAAGAAAACGGTTAAGGAAGAAGAGGATGACGAGGACGAAGAGGAAGTCACCGAAGACGAAGACGAGGATGACGAGGAAGATGAAAAGGTTAAGGAAGAAGCCATTGATTACAAAGCAGATCTGGATACAGTCTTGGAAGAGACCGAAGGCCTGACTGACGAGTTCAAGGACAAAGCCTCTACCATTTTTGAAGCCGCCTTTACTGCCAAAATCCGCCAGGAAACCCAGCGCCTCGACGAGGATTACGAAGTGAAACTGATTGAAGAGACAGAGAAAGTCAAAGAGGATCTCGTTGAGAAAATCGATGCTTACCTGGATCATGCAGTCTCAGAATGGTTGAAAGAAAAC